GTGCGATCTGCGCCTCCTCGTCGACGACAGTGATCTCGCTGTACGCGTTGATGAGACGCGGCGAGGAGATCTCGTCATAACGGCCAGGGTTGGAGCCGCGTGGCAGCTTGAGGTGAGGCATCAGTAATACTTCGTCCTGACGCGTGAGCCGTCGTAGCCAATGCCATTGACCAGGCGCAGCAGGCGCCGGCCCTCGGCGACGCGCGCAGGATCCTGGCGCTTCGAATAGGAGCGCGCGACGATGTCGGCCATCAGCAGCGTGAGGCCGGGCATGGTCTTGTCTGGAATGATCACGCCGGAATGGTCGATGAGATTTTCGGCCGTCCAGCCGTGGATGCGTTGATTGTAGCGTCGCGTGATGAGCGACAGGTCGTCTGCGCTCGGCGTCTCGCCGGCGGCGAGCACCTTCAATTCCTCGAGCACATCTCGTGTGAGATCAGTCAGCGTCGCCATGCATCACCTCGTGAAATGGTCGGGGGAGCGCCACAGGGCGCAACGCTCCCCCTTCTTCCCCCTCGCCCCCAGTGCGGAAGAGGCAGGCTAAGGGAAGGTCCCTTAGTTGGCTTCGTCTTCCCAAGCCGTGTAGAGGACGTAGCAATAGATCGTCGCGTCGGCCGCTGTGGCCTGCGCGGCAATCACTTCCGCCTGCACGATTGTGGGAGCGTTGAGCACGATCGGCCCAAGCAGCATCTCGAACGGACGGTAGTTGCCCGCCGGGAAGATGTTGGTGACCGCGTCGCCGATGAGCACGCCGGAATTGACGAACGCATCTGCGTCGGCGCTGTCGACACCGTTGGCGGCATAGCCGACATCGATCTCGACGGTTTCCGTGGCGTTGCTATCGAGATCGCCAGCGCGAAAAGCGCCGCCGATGACGGTGCAAGCCGGGAGCCGGCAAAGCTCAAAAATGTCACCGACTTCTAGGTCTTCGGTGATCGCATATTTGCCCCAGGCAACCTGGAGCACACCTGCGCCCATCGCAGCTGCGACGGGGAAGGTGCGGCTGGCACGAGTGCCAGTGATTGTTTCAGCAGTCATGACGACTACTCCTTTCGATGTTCAGAGATTGATGATGGAAACAAAGCAGGCGAGGGAGCTCATGCTCCCACGCCCGTCAGGTCTTAGCTGTCTGCCACGCAGGCAAAGTAGCCAGTGACCACGCCGTTCTGCTTTGGATCGGTGGTGTCGCCAGCGCCGCTTCCGAAGAAGAGCTTGTCGACGTCCATCCATGCGCGAACTGCGACGCCGTACTTGTCGTCGTAGTCGAACAGCTTGGTCTTGGTCTGCCACCGCTTGCCCCAGGCCATGCCCAGCGCCTGAGCGCCGCACAGGAACACGGGAGCAACGTCGATCGCCGCAGCGCCGACGCCGTCGAGGACAGGAATGTCGTCCACTTCGTGAACGATGATGCCATCGATCTCAGCGTCGCCGCCTTCGAACAACTTAATGTTCTGCATGCGGATGATGGTGTCGCGCTGAGTGAGCTTGATCGCATCGTCGTTGTTGAAGTCACGGAAGCAGTAGGGATGAGCGAACGCCACGAAGAAGCGCTTGCCACCTTCCACTGTGATCGGACGGATCTTCGGGCTGGCCGTGAGGGCCATGCGCTTCATCACCTTGAGCGCCGCCGGCAGGAACTTGTCTGTCGTGCCGTCGACGTTGGCGAGTGATGCCGAGTGATCGTTCGAGCTGTTGTTGGACTTCACGGCGCCGAAGAGAACGCGATCAGCGTTGTCCACGAGCCATGCATCCTTCTCAGCTTCCGTTGCAGAAGCGTAGGCGACATTGACGCCGGCGCTCGTGCAGACAGACGCCAGCGCCTCGATGATGAGGTCGCGGGTGTCTTCCATCGTCCAATCCTTGAGCGCAGCGCGAGCTGCTTCGCGGAGGTCGATGGCTGACTTCTGGTCTTCGAAGTCGGGAACCAACACGCCGTTGCGGCGCTGGTTGATGGTGACCTCGTGCGAACGAGAGACGAGTGCCTCTTCGTTGCCCTCGAGCATCGAGGATCCGAGGATCGGGTCCTGACGCAGGCGATTGACCAGGGCGAACGCGATCTTGTTGCCCTTCTTGGTCTTGAGGTCTTCCTTGACCTGGATGATCGCATTTTCCTTCGTGCCCATATAACGGGTGAAGGCGTTGTCCTGCATGTATTCCATGAAGAACTCGTCGTCCCACTGCTTGACTGTCAAGCCAGTGGCCACTTGTGACTGAGCCATAGCTCATTCCTTTCGCTGTGTTGTGCAGCGCTCCCCCTCAGGAACGGGTGCTATCTGCGTTTTTTCTCACCAAAGATGTCAGTCAGAGGTGCCGGCCCCGCCCAGTTCGTCGCTGGGTTTTCCGACTTGCCGCCGCCTGACGATTGCTCTTCCGCAAGACTTTTCGGGAGAGCTGCAGCGATCGCCGCATCGACGCGTTTCTTGACTTCCGCTTCGATCGTTTTCGCCATCTCGTCGCGCGCACGTTTCTCGGCCGCTGCTACTGCATCGGCTGTCGACACGTTCACACCACCGCGATCGATGACTTGCCTGCCGTGCTGGTAAGCGAACTCGGCCGGATCGTCACTGTCGCGGAGCTGCTTCGCCAGAGATGGGTCTGCTTTCACCGCTTCTTCGAAGGCATCAACGGCCGCGTCGTATGCTTCCTTGCCATACGTCTTGATCGCTGTGCGCTCCGAGATCTTCGCAACCGCATTGAAGGTTTGGGCCTCGATCTTCTGATCCATGTATTTGTCGTAGCCGTCAGGATCTTCGACTGGGTCCGGCGCCTTCACGGGCTCCTTTTTCTCTCCACGCTGCTCGAGCTCACGCAGCTTGCGCTGCGCCTCCTGCAGTTCCTTGCGCATCACTGTGAGTGCGCTTGCCTGGTCGTCTTTCTTCGCATCGTCTTTCGGCGCGGCCGCAGCTGCAGCTGCTGCATCGTCTGCCGCCTTTTTGTCGGCAGCGGCTTTTGCAACGGCATCGTCATTGGCCTTGTCGCTGAGATCTCTCACAGCGGCGTCGTCGGCACTCGCCGATGAGCTCGTTCCTGTGTCTGCGTCGGGTTTTGCGTCTGCCGCGCCCGAGGCTTTTCCAGTGTCATCGTTCGAAGTGTTGCTTCCGTCGAGGATGCTATCCAGGCTCCTCGTGTCTCCAGTGGTCATAGTTTTCACTCATCGCGCCCGATGTAACTGCGGCGTCCAGTTGCGCGCCCGTGTCCGCGGCGTCCGGTCTTTCCCCCTCTCGAGGAAACTATTTGCCGCCAGGCTTGCCTGGTTGCGGCTTGGGATCCGGTTGCATGTCCTTCATCAGGCCGACCTGCTCCCGTTGTGTCTTGATGTCCTGCTGCGCGGCCTTGCTGGCGGCCTGGGCGGCCGTTGCATCGGCGACCCTGGGATCGGGTCCTGCAGGTCCTTCGGCCCCTCCTGGGCCCGCTGCGGCCGCCTGAGCGGCCTGCTCGGCGCGCTGTTTCATGCGCTCGAGCACCTTGTCCTTGTTCTTCAGCTGCGAGAGCTCGATCAGGTCCTCGGGTGCGAACGGCACGCCGGCCTGGGCCAGCTTCACGACCTCTTCGAACTGCTCCTGCTGGATGACGACGCTGTCGACGCTCTCGTCGAGCTCGATGTCCATATGCATCGTCGAGATGTCATTGATCATCGTCTCCTGGTCGAGCTCGGGCTCCGGCGCATTGGTCAGGCCCTGGATGATCTGCGAGCGCTCGTTGATGTCTTCGATCTGCTGCGCATCCTCGATCGCCAGCTGGCGCACGGTCGTCTTGCGATTGAAGCCGACGAAGCGAATGTTCTTTTCGTCGTCGGTGACGCGGATCCACTTTTCCTCGTTCCAGAACTGTTTGATCATCCACCACATGATGGTGTAGGCGCGCAGGCGCAGGCTCTTCTGCCGCTTGAAGGTGCGCCGATGCTCGAGAAGTCCTCCCTGCTGCGAAGCGATGATCGCTCGGCCGCTGGCGTCCTGTCCCTGCTTGCCCTGGAGCGCGGCGTTCGGCCCCTGGATCTCCATCTCTTTCTGCGCGTGATCAAGCAGGCGTGCGGAGGCCTCGACCATGTCCGATGTATCGAGTACCTCGACCTTGTGATCGCCGGCCGCGGGATCCCACTCGATGACGCCGTCAGGCTTCGCAAATTCCTTGCGGATCTTCTCGATGTCATCGACGGTCCCAGTCGGGACGCTGAGCTGGCGAACGCTGGTGAGATGCAGGATCTTCGATCGACGCTTATTGATCTCGTCCTGCAGGTCGATTAGGTCGCGCGCTTCGCCGTAGCGCTCGTTGTTGCGATTGACGTAGCAGCTCTGCGCGATCATCGGGCAGTAGCTGTTGCCCTCATCGTCCTTGTACATGACGGGCTGCGGCTCATGCAGAAAGCCGGTCTTGGTGTAGTGCGCCCAGTACCAGGTTTCGCCGTGCCGGCAGTAGATCTGCACGATGCGCACGCGCTTGCGTGTCCTCGAGACGTCGGCCCAGCACTTCTCGCGCGGCTTGTCCTTGTATTTGTCGCCGAGCGTGACGCGATCGTTCTCTTCCTCCTCGACCACCTTGTCGATGAGCGCTTCCTTGCCGGGGTAGAGAGCCCGAGCTCGCGACTTGTCGATCCACAGCACGCCGCCGATGTAGAGAGCGTCGCTCAGGTCGGGGCGCGTTGAAAACGGATCGAAGAAGACGCGATCCCAGGGCCAGTGCTTGACGTCGACGTTCTTGGTCTTGGCGTTGTAGCCGAGCTCGAGACAGCCGAGCCCGTCGATCACCAGGTTCTCGAACGCGGCGCCGTCCTTGTCTGGAAACTTCGCCTTGTCGGCGACGAAACGCAGAGCATCCGTGGCAGCGTGTGCTGCATCGTCGTCGGCTTCGACGTTCCTGGGGAAGGCCTTCGGATCTCCGCGCTGTTCGTCTTCGTAGCCGATCAGAAAATTGATTTTGCGCTTCACATGATTGAAGACCAGCGCCGGCTGCTTGCGCGAGCGATACTCCTCGAGCTCCTTCGCCGTGTACTGGATGCCGTCGTAGTAGTCGCGATCGCGCTCACAGAGGCGGTCGGCCTCCGTCGACATCTCTTCGGCCAGCTCGAAATAATCGATGTAGTCGGCCAGGCGCTGCTCGAGATCGTTCTTCTCGGGGCGTGCCTTCTGCCCCTCATAGTCGGGGCTTTTGTCGTAGCTGTCAGCGATTACGCGGTCTTCCATGAAGATGCTCCCCCGCTGGCTTCGTCTTCTTCGAAGGTCCAGCCGTCCTTTTTGACTTTCGGCGGCGACGGCAGGCCTGCGCCCTTCATCTGATCGAGCATGCGACCGATGAGTGAGAGCGTGTCGACCATGTCGTCGTTGCGGCCGTTCGGAAATGTCAGCAGCTCGTTGATCAGTGCCGCGAGCCACGGCTTGTCCTTCGGCAGGTAGACCATGCCGCTTGCCCAGCGTGCCTGGATGGCGCGCGCGCGAATTGTTTTGTCAGTCGCTGAAGGGAAGGGGGTGCGAACGCAGTACGTTTTGCGCTCCCTCATCCGCTTCAGGATAATCGGTGCCATCGACTTCAGGATCTGGCCTTGCTCCTCGGCCCAGCCCGACGGCTTGTACTTCGCGACCATGTCGATGAAGCTCTCGACCCACACATCGGAGGTCTTGCGATCGCGCCACATGTCGACGATGAAGATGCGCCCGTCGTGATCGACCGCCACCACCAGGTGGACCGTGTAGTCGCCCGTGCCGTCGCTCACCGCGTAGTCGCTCGAGCCGTAATACTTCACCGTCGTCGGCAAGCGGTCGTAGTATTGAAACCACTCGCGCTTGAAATAATCTCCCTCGAGAGCGGACGGCCGCTGCATGTAGAGGGCGTTCCACTCATAGGGTCCGACGTTGCTCTGGATCCTGCGCAGCACATCGATCGGAAACCGCTCCGGCCACAGCGCCGCGCCGTTCTCGTTGATCGCCTGCAGATCGAGGATCTTCCAGTCGTCGGCGAACTCGCCGCCCGTCTTCATGTGCTCGAGGACCTGGCCGGCGAGATCGAGCTCGTGCCACCTCGTCAGTGTCAGCGAGATGATGCCGCCAGGCGCCAACCGCGTGTAAGCGGTCGACCGATACCAGTCCATTACGGCCGTTTGAATTGCAACCGACTGGGCTTCTCTGCGACCTTTAACCGGGTCATCGATGTTGAGGAAGTGCGCGCCGCGCCCCGTGGCAGCACCATCCGTGGAAGTGGCGTAATAAGCACCTTCGAAATTAGTGTTCCATTTGTCATTGGCCTTGCTGTCCGAGGCAAGTTCAACGCCGGGGAAGACGTCAGCAAACGGGCCTGAGCCGACGATATTTCGGACTGTCCGACCAAAGTCCTTAGCAAGCGCTGCTCCGTAAGAGGCATGGATGATTTCTTCATCGGGGTGGCGTCCTATGTACCAAGCTGGAAGCCGCCGTGAGACGAGCTCGCTCTTCCCGTGGCGGGGTGGTGCCATCGTCAGCAGTCGATCGAAGGCCCTGCTCTCGAGGAGCATCAAGTGCTCCGCTATCATGTGATGGT